TAATGCGGATAGCTGACAGGTATGCTTCCACGTTCTGCTGTGCCCGGAATGTTTTTGCAAGCCTGTCTATCAGTGTATATCTGCTCATTTGCTACCGCCTTTATTCTGCGTCCTCGATAACCAACCAGTAATGAACCGTCTCATTCCGTTGTGCGTTTTCATCTGTTTCGGGTTAGACAGTAACCATTCTTTCATTCCTCGCAGTTCTGCCAGTATCTTGCATGCCGGATATGCTTTCTTCCAGTCATCGCACATATCCCAGTAAACGATATACTCTTTTCCTGATAAACATGGTAAGCGGAATACTTCCTTTCGTTCGGTATCCTGTATATATCCCCATTGCTTGTCAAAGTCCACATTCCACAGCTTCGGCTCTGATGGTGGAATTTCCACCTCGGAGCTAATATTATTAATTGTATTATTAATATATGTATTATTATCTTTCGTATTTTCCGAATACCCCTCTCCGTATTTTCCGAATACCCCATCAGCATTTTCCGAATAGGTATTCGGTGACCATTCTTTTCTTGTTTTTATAATTCTGTTTTTTACTTCTTTACCATCATACTCATAACTAATTGTGAAATAACCTTTATCTTTTAATGAATTGATTATTTCAGAGCATCTACCCTTTGACAACTGAAAAAAATCAGCAAAATAATGATTAGAAGCAAAGCACCCATGTTCATTATCAAGGCTTTCAATCTCTGTTAAAAACAACTTTTCCATCCATGACATTTTAGAATCAAGCCAAATTTCCTTTTTGATCCAAACACCTTTAAAATCTCTTTCCAATTTTACCTCCAAAAAATAAACCCCGGCTTTCAGTCAGGCAAATTGGCCTTGCCTTGACTTACTTGTCGGGGTTTTTCTACACAAGCACAATAGAGAGGGGCCAATCAACTCTTATGCGCTTAATATGGTATATATTAGCATGGTTTGGGAAATATGTCAATGCATATGATGATTTTTTACGAACTCAATCAGGAACTCACGGCCTTTACCTGTCCAATGCCGGTTGTAAATTATTTTACCATTGTCCAGTTCTTCCTGTTTGATTGATTCATATCCGCATCCGCTGTATTTAGCATGTAAAACCCATGTTCCATTGACTTTATACTGCACATCATTAAATTCAAGAAACTCATTTAATGCTTTTGCCGACTGCATACCACATTCTTTTGCTATTTCGGTTGCTGTGTAGGTTTTCGAATCATGGACAAGCATATTGACACGGTTCTCAAGAACATGATTCCTAGTTGTTAGTAATGCCACTTCAGCTTTTAAGGTGTTGGTTTTATGGACAAGATATTCCATGACTTCTTTTGCCATTTCAGTATATTCAAGGTCAGTTCTAACTTCCGGAACGTTCCGGAAGCTATAATTTTTAGACATGGCCTGTTTAATTCTTGTGACTTCCTCTTCATTTAACAATGTTGTGACGCCTCTTGCAAACTTCTCAGGAAATAATTTATTTCCCCATGATAAAACCGTGTCACGATGAACACCAAGTAACTCAGCGACTTCTTTTACTGTCATTGTCTTTTCTGTTGATGGTAGCATATGCATCTCCTTTAAAAATAATAAAACCCCCGCTTTCTATCACGGTAGTTCTCGGCTACCACGACATACTGACAGGGGTTGATTAACACTGTTACTGGATAATACCACCGAGAATAATAATATCCATCGGCAATATTATACCACCATAATTATTGATTGTCAAACACTTTTTTATTTATTTCCTTTAAGAATGGCGCACGAATCAACTCATCAGGCATCCGGTACTTACCACGATATAAAGTACCCCATTCAACAGGTGCACCTGTTCGGATTACAAAGTCAAGGCCGTAGCCTTTCAAGATTTCAATCCATTCCGCTTCATCCCGGACGCCTTCATGACCTTCCCACGTGTTATAAGGCTCTACATCGGGCGGTGTGGATACAAAAAACCAGTTACAATGCTCTCCAACTTGGGTCAACAGGTTATCCAGTTCTACATCGTTCAAATGTTCCAATACCTCGACACATACGATAACATCATAATCCCGGTCCAGTTCCAGGTCAGCACAATTTTTAAACTCAAACTTACCTTTTGCATCAGGATTGCGCTCGTAGAAAGCCTTGATAAGCAATTCATTTAATTCTGTGCCGTACCAGTCATCGGTATATGCGTCACAGGATTCAAGGAAGGCACCAGGACCGGCACCAATCTCACAGATTGAGCGGAACCTGATTGAATCGTGGATATAACCGCAGAAATTTTCATGCAATCTGCGATAATTCAGATCACTATACTCTATAATCATGTACTGGAACCATGTTTCTGTATTATAATCCATGTTTAATTCCAGTTAACCTCACCATCATCGTTACCGCCACTGAAACCCATGTCGCCATGGGTCGGAACTGCTTTTTTATCGTCAACCAGGTACCGGTTGGACGCAAGAATTAGAAGATCTTTAATCACCGGCAAATCTGACCGCTGAAAACTGCCGGTGTGTTTCCACTCCCCGGACTGAGTGTCCTTGTACGACTTCTGAATGTTGAACGACAGGTTTCTGTTGCCGTTCTGTCCGAACTTTTCCCACACGTTCACCGTGATATTACCACAGCGAAAACTGTCAATTGGTCTGTCTGCCATTGGAGGCCTCCTTATATTGAGCCGAGTTTATCGGCTATTCTTTTCAACTGCTTCACCGAGACGTAATACCCCGGCTGATTAACGACCCTGTGAAGGTATGCGGGTGACATGTCAAGCAGTCTACCGGACACGTTGTAACCTGTTCGTTTGATTAAACCCTTGACATAATCCCTATATTCATCGTTAATGCGTTCAATGTCTACCATTGTTTACTCCTATTATCGGAATAATTATACCATGCTAAAATAAATATGTCAACATATATTGACAGAAACGGGGAATTATGATAGAATAATTAAAAGCAAAGGGTGGGTAGTATGCCTGAGAAATCAGGAGAGCATCCCTGACCATGTGAAATGACGCTACCCGATAACATGGCATGGCTATAGACAGGTTTAGCGGTATGGATTACTGACACTAAGACCAAGATTCCGAATGTCAGTTGGCTCAAACCGAAGATACGGGCAGACTTCGTAGGAATGATAGGTGACAGCCGGGAAAGACCGGCAAAAAAATAAAGGTGAAAAGATGGGATTAAAACACGACACAGGCAAAAATCCAGTACAACTTGTACCGGCAGAAATGATTGAGGCAGTAGCAAAGGTGTTATCATTCGGTGCTGAAAAGTACGGTCGCAACACATGGCAGACGATAGAAGACCCTGTTTTCAGATATACCGGTGCGCTTATGAGGCATCTGCTCGAGATACAAAAAGGAAGCGACATTGACCCGGAAAGTGGACTTCCTCACATATACCACGTTGCCACCAATGCCGGATTCTTGACATACTTTCATGATAGAGGTGCAAAATGATGTCAACCATGCTGATATGCGCTGTGGTAAGTCTGATAATAGTTTGGGCTTTGATTTTTGGATTGTCTATATTACAGGAACTTGACAAGGAAGATGATGATGCTGATACGCAAAACTAATCTATCACTATTCCCATGCGCTAAACAGACCGTAATTGCGCTTGCTGTAGCAAAAGATGGCACCATGGCAATAGGTGACAATGGCAGAGAGCATAACATCCAATGCCGTCGCGCGACGGTGGCAAGCGGTGAAGGATACCATCATTGCGTACAGGAATGCAAGCAAACAGGCCATGCAGAAATCAATGCCATTCGGGAAATGACAGATGAGCAGAAACAGGGAGCGATTATATTCTTGTTCGGCCATAACCAGGTCTGCAAAAACTGTCAGGCTGAATTGCAGACCGCCGGGATATCAGCGGTATACATCATTGACGATCTCAAGATAGAGCAGATGTCATGAAACGGATTGCACTGAACCGGCAGGTAGCTGACTTCCTTTACGGCAAAACAGGAGAATGGGTCAAAACTCAATGCCACGAATGCAGACCGCTTGCACAGCAGACGTACTACATGTTAGAGCCGTTCCGGCACGGGAAGGTCAAGGCTGATATACTCACTAATCTGATGAGCGAGGAAACCATAATAGATATACTGTTCCCTCAAGGCTGTGAACTGCACATACTAGAAGACCACAAACCGATTAACCTGATTTTCACCGACCCGAAATGCATGGTAAGGGTAGAGCGGAAAGGCGATGAAATGCAGTACAGTGAAATAGAATGGACAACGGACACATCCAAAGGCGAGGTGATAGGATGACGAAACATCTGAAAGCACAAAAGGCCATGCGGAAAAAAGATTGCCGTGGATGCATCCCGGATACTTGTCCACAGGTCAACACACCATACCCATGCGGAGTATACAGCGGATTCAATGACCCTGATGATGACGAGAGCAAACAGGGGTATGCATATATGAAAAAGTGGAAAATATGATGACTGCAACAGAAAAAAAACGCCGATTAATAGAATATGCTCAAAGCCTCTATCTGCTTGCCGATGAGAACGGCAAACGTCTTCACACACTGCAAAAAATTTCCGATGAAATTAGAAAAAAATATAAAAAAACAATTAACCAGTCAACTATCGGAAAATGGGCAAAAGATAACCAGTGGGAAGCATTATTCCAAGCGGGTAGAAACCTTGCAGTATCTGTTGCGAATGATAAGAAATCCGAAACCGAACAGGAAATCAAGGAAGCGATATCATCCGACATAGCAGAACGCCGTCGGGCTGAAATGCAAAAGAAGAAAATTGCCGATGCACTAATCCTGATGAAACTTAAGGATGATTACGACCGATACCGCAACGGTGAATCCGTCATTATAGACGTCCGGGCACTCACTCAGTTATCAGCATCGGCTGAAATGAACATACAGAAGTTAGACGGCATGGACAACATCCACAACCAAACGAACATACAAATTAACATCGGCAGGGAGTTTGATGGAATTTGACAGCACAATCAGCCATAAGGTATACCGATTCATCACAGACTTAAAACAGCGTAATATCAAAGAGCCGGACTATTATGAACTGCGTGGACTCGTCGCGTCCATGGTGAAAAAGAATTTGCCGTCCATGGACTACGACAGAACCGCTGACATCGTATCCGAATGGATTATAATTGCCATGCGGTATGATATGCACCACTATAAGGTGGAGTACCTGTCAAGGCAGATTAAGCAGGATTTGCAAAAAGTCAGCGAATCAATGAAAATAATCCTTAGACCTTACTGCTCAATCTGTGGTAAGTCTTATCGTTTGTATTTCAATGGATGTTATGATGCAGATTATCGTTACGTCTGCCCGGAATGTGAAAAGAATGAACCGGTAGAGATAGCGGAACCCGAAAAGCCAAAACCGGGAACGGCAGAGTATTACCGGGAATACCGCAAGCGGAAAAAAAATGAAGCTGAACGAAAAGCAAAAAAAGGCAGTTGACCTTATCCGCAATTACCGCAACGTGTTTCTGTATGGCGGGGCAAGGTCAGGCAAGACGTTTATATTCGTTATGTCACTTGTCATTCGGGCATTGAAGCACCCGAAAAGCAGACATATCATATTAAGAAAACACTTCAAGCACATTAAGAAAAGTATATGGATGGAAACCATCCCTGCGGTTCTGTCCGTCCTGTCTATACCGGCCACCATATATCAGAAATATGAATCTGACCTTTTCATTCGGTTCTACAACGGGGCTGAAATATGGTGTGACGGCCTTGACGATAAGATAAGAGTAGAAAAGATACTTGGCCGGGAATACAATACTATCTATTTCAACGAAATATCCGAAATACCATATGACACGGTGGAGACCGTGCAGACCCGTCTGTCATACAAGGTGCCGGGATGCTCGAATCGTCTGTGGTATGACTGCAATCCACCGGGCACAACTCATTGGTCTTACAAGCTGTTCGTGAAAGGTCTGCACCCGCTGAAAAGCACACCGGTCAGGACGGAGTATTACAGAAACCTTCAGATGAACCCACAGGACAACGCAGAAAACATTGACGACGAGTTTCTTGAGACCCTGCGGAATCTGTCAGAGGAAAAACAAAGACGGTTTCTGCATGGGGAATTTTCAGACCCTGAGAACCAGGTCTTCAAAAATTGGCAGATTATCGAAAGCCTTCCCGATGGATTGAAACGCAGACGGCTCGGCCTTGACTTCGGATTCTCGGTTGACCCGTGTGCCATGGTGGAATGCTACCTTGACGGAAATAACCTGTACATCAACGAACTGCTGTATGAAACCGGCCTGCCGACATCCGGGCTTATATCCGAACTGAAGGCCATGGATATCACCGATGTCCTGTGGTGTGACTCTGCGGAACTGCGAACCATTGACGAGATACAACGGGCAGGCATACCTGCACAGCCTGTGAAAAAGGGCCCTGATTCAATCCGGCATGGTGTGGAATGGCTACAGGGGAAAAAGATATATATAACCGCATCATCAACCAATATCATTACAGAGTTTGAAAACTACAGCCATAAGAAAGACCGGAACGGGGTAAACATTGCCGGGAAATACAGCGATAATTTCAACCATGCCATTGATGCCATAAGGTATGCATGTGAACAGGATGCCACCGAGGACAGGCCGAAAATCTACCTCATATAGTGCGCTATATACTGGAAAAACATAAGGGCGCACTAATGGGTTTTTCCGATATATTCAAAGCAAAACAGGCCACCCACACGACCGAAACCATTATCAAGTCAGTCAGTAATCCAACTTGGCAGACAACCGGCTTTCAGATAGGCGCTTTTTCAGACAGCGCATACTTAGATGAACTGCAAAAAATCGCAGAGTATAATACCTACCTTGCTTCAAGCATTCGCAAGATTCTACAGAACAGCATAATCCCTTGGCTGAAGGTATGGAACAGCAGAACAGGGGAATATGTTGACCACCCAAGTCTAATGATGCTTGAGAACCCGAATCCTCTACAGTCTTATGAGGACTTCTTGCAGTATGTCCTGTTCAACTATCTGTGGGACGGAAACGCATATATACTCAAACTGAAAACCGGGAACACGATTACCGGCCTGATGCCGATTAACTCAAACAATGTCACACCGGAGATTGTAGCTAATCAGATACGGTACCAGTACAGGCTTAACGGTAAGGCAACGACATACACCAGGGACGACATCATCCATTGGAAGGACTCGACTTTCGGAGCAAGCTATCTGAAAGGCACGTCCGTAATCAAGCATGCCCTGTTTTCCATCATCAATAACTCATATGCTGACCGCTTCAACGCATCCCTTATGCAGAAAGGCGGGGAACTCAAGGGCGTTCTGTCATCCGAGCAGACACTGACGAAAGAGGATATTAACCTGATGTCCTCGGAATGGGACAATCGTTTCGGTGGTGCGGACTCTGCCGGGAAAACTGCAATACTCGGCAAGGGTCTGAAATACCAGCAGACTGGGGCCAACCCTAAGGATATGGGGTACAGTGCACTTAAGACAATGGGCAAGGGCGAGATATTCTCCCTGCTTGGAGTACCGCCGGTAGTCCTTGGCTACACGGAATCCGTCAACTATGCCAACGCAAAAGAGCAGACCAAAATCTTTTGGGAAAACACGATTAAGCCTTTGCTTGCATCCATGGCAGGGAAGCTGTCTAAGGAATTGCTCGCTGACAGGACATTACGATTTGAATATGATTACAGCATGGTGTCGGCACTCAAGTCAGACCTGACCGAAACATTGAATCAGGCTTATAATGCGGTGGCAATCGGATATTCCCTGCAATCGGTCACGGAAGCACTTGAAATCCCGTTCGACATTGATAGCATAGAGACCACACCGACCACAGGTACCACAGAACCAATCGAAACCGATGAGCAGAAACGGTACCGGCTGAAAGCTGAAAAGGCGTTTGAAGATTACCTCGGCAATCAATGGCTGAAAGCGCATGGCAAAGTAGAGCGCAAGTTTCAGAACGACATTGAAAAGTATTTCGTCCGGCAGAGGAACTACATCAGAGACCTGTCACGGAGCGAGGCCAAGGCAACGACTGAATTGTATGTATACATTGACAAGGTGCTGAAGTACATCAATGATGAGAAACTGGACCGGGAAATTGAGCAGATAGGTGAAGACAATTTCGAAAACATCAAGCGGAACCTTGTAATGACACAGCTTGCCGAGTTTGACATAGCGTTCAAGGAATCCGCAAAGATGACTCAGGTAATCGTCAACCACAGCTTGCGGATGGTCACCCCACAGAACACCGTGCGCTCTGAAGTCCTCGACCTGACAGAACAGGCCACCCGTGAAAACTGGACGGTACAGGAACTGGCACAGCAGATTGATGGGAAATATCAGAACGCCAAAGTCAGAGCATTAACGATAGCACGAACAGAAATCGGAAGCATAGCAAACGAAATGCTTGACGAACAGTACAAGGCCGAAGGTTTCACTCGGAAAAAATGGATTGCTACATCAGATGGTGAAACAAGAAAAAGCCACTGGGATCAGCGTAATAAAACTATACCGATATCAGACACTTACCCGAACGGTTTGAAATACCCCGGAGACCCGAACGGTACAGCAGACGAAATAATTAACTGCCGATGCACACTCGCACCGGTACCATAAGGAGAATATATGACAGAGATTAAGAAAAGTTTTGAGGCAATACGCAAAGCAAACGAAGCCGGGAAAGATGGGCTTACCTTCCTTGCATCGGTGGAACTGCCGGACCGGGATAACGATATCATCTATATCAGCGGAATCGATACGGCAAACATTCAGAAAAACCCTGTATTCCTTGCCAACCATAATATTCGAAGTAAGCCAATAGGCAAGATTACCGCATTCCGCAAGATGCTTGATGGTGACCCGAAAAGCCTTGAGATTGATGTAGTATTCGCTGACACCGAGGATGGCATTGAATACAAGTACCTGTACGAAAACGGCTTCATGAATGCAGTTTCAATCCAGTTTGTGCCGAAGGTCTACAATAGAAATGAGGAGCGGAAAGGGTACGACGTCTACGAAAGCGAACTGCTTGAAGTATCCGCTGTTACAGTTCCAGCCAACCAGTATGCACTCGTGAAAAAAGGCTTTCAACTGGAACGGCAGACGGCTGAACTGCTTGCCAAAGTGGAAAGCCTGACCGATGAAATCAACAGTGAAAAAGCGAAGGCTGAATCCATGCGCTATATAATCGCAGAACGTCTACAGAAGATGGCAGACGGCATCGAGAGCCGGGAAGGTTTCTCGCCAATGCTGAAGCCGGAAATTGTGGAACGCTTCAAATCGATAGAAAAAAAAATTAAAGGAGAATAATATGGAACTCGAAAAGAGCCTTGAAACAATCGAAAAGGCCGTGTCTGACCTGCCAGCAGTTAAGGGCGAACTGGACAATCTGAAGAAAGAACTGGAAACGATGAAAGCTGTCAGCATCATCACTGAAGGAACCCGTGAGAAGTCCGAATTTGAACGAAAAAAAGCCTTTTGGAAAGGTGTCGTCACAAAGTCTATCAACGAATATACCGCCGGTGAGGGTGGTTACCTGGTACCCGAAGAGTGGGCAAACGACATTCTGAATTACAACCCGTCGTTCGGTATCGTCCGCCCGATGGCAACTGTTCTGCCGATGACTTCCGACACTCTGAACGTACAGGATATCGACGCCATTTCAGTTGGCTACGTTTCCGGATCCGCCTCCATCGGTGAACAGAACCTGACAGCTTCCAACTATGCGCTGTCCCTCAAGAACGTCGGGGCAATCCTGAGGTTCGACAACAACTTCCTCGATGATGTCACCCCTGCGAAAATCCGTTTCATTGAAGAGAATGCCATGCGTGCATTTGGCAAATGGGAAGACAACGCATTCCTTAAGGGAACCGGCGCACTCGACGCAACCAACGGCGGTATTACCGGTGTCATGAACACTGCCAACGTATCAGCACACACGATGACCTCAACAGCATTCAGCGGAATCGGTGTTGATGACCTTTCTGCAATGATTGACCTTGCTACCGGAAGCCTTACCAACCCTGTGTTCATTTTCGACAAGACTATCCGGTCTTATGTCCGCAAGCTGAATGACGGTGGTTCTAATATCATATGGACGCCTGCCGGAAACGGTGACGTTGAAAGGATTTGGGGTTACCCTGTTTACTGGACTCCTACAGGTGTAATGCCTGCTTCCTCTGCTTCCGCAACTGGCACCTCGTTCGGTATCTTTGGCGACTTCCGTGGCCTGCTCATCGGTGACCGTGGAACGATACAGGTCGCAACCTCTACCGATGCCGGATTCACGACCAATCAGACCCTTATCCGCATGATGAGGCGTATCGATGCCAAGACGGTAGCCAAGCAGTTCGCAATTATCAAGACGGCAACCGGATCTTAACCCTATAAACTTCTCCATATAGCCCCCGCCCCGGATGGTCAAACATCCGGGGAATATTATTAAAGGAGCATAACATGGCAGTAAAGAAACCCGAACATAAAGTAATGGCAGAGAAAAAGCCCGAACCTATGAAGCCTGAGCGCAAGGAAATGGAACAGCAGACCGTTAAAATCATCGCTCTGAAAAGGTATTCTATATTCGGTTCCGTCTACGACCCCGGTAGAACCTACACCTTGCCAAAGGACAGCCGGGAACTCCGCAACATGAAGGAAGGCGAGGATTTTAACTATGCTTGAGGTCAGCGAAGTCAAGACGGTGCTGAACATATCCGGCACCGGGGATGACACAAAGATTGAGGATTACATCAAATCCGCATACGCATCATTACCATTGCAGTACTTTGAGACCCACAGCCATGGTGATAATGCAGAATGTATTACCGAAAAATGTCAGGTGGATAGTGCCGGCATGTTCTATGTTCGCTCCCGGTGGAACACGATTGAAATTAACACAGCAAAGTACTGGACTGGCACCGCATGGGCTACGGATAGCAACGCTACGACCAACATCACACAGGTCGAAAAGAATCGATTCTATTACCCGACACAGGCAGGCCGGTTAATCTGCCTCGACTACAGTCCGTCCGACCTTGAGCGAATACTTGCCGAGGTAGTTCTTGACCTTGTGGTCTACGAGTACGTGAAGCAGTACAATAAAGATAAAGCCGGTTATGTAGGCAATCAGATTCTCGGTGATATCAACATCTCATGGAACGATGCAAGCACCATGAGACAGAATGCCATGGACAAGCTGTTCAGGTACTATAATTACGATGGCATCTAAACCGTTTGCACAGGGTGCCATGGCTCAAGACCTGCTCAAGGTGCTGTCATCCAACGAGGAAACTTTTTTGAAATACCTCAAGGCTGATATCGTGAAGCGCATATACCGTAAACTTGATGGTGGATATCTTGGTGTGAGAACTGGACAGCTACGCAGAACAACCGGAGCCGTGATAGACTACAAAAACAGCCGATTGATTGTCGGCACACGGATGCCTTACGGTGTAGCATATGAAACAGGCCGGAAAGCATATTTCAAGGCAACGAAAAAACAGGAAAAGTACCAAGTCAACGTGTACAAACAGGCAAATCCGGCATGGAGAGGCAAGATATTAAGGCCTTTCATGCGGGATTCTATCCGGGAAAGTGAGGAAGCCTTCAGACGTGTAATACGCAGGCTTGTGAAGGCCAAACAAATGGGAGCGAAAGCATGAACACATACCAACAGAAAGTCGATGCAATACAGGCAGTACTCGGCAATATCAAGACACGGGTTGAAGCACTTGGAACCTATAACATGGTTTCCACCGACTATGCAGACCTCGGCAAAGCGGGTGCTTACCCGAATGCGGTCATCAAGATACTGGAGATCCTGCCGGATAACGTCCGGGAACTTGGTGACTGGATGGTCAATATAGTAATTGTCCTGCAATCGCAGACCACCGACGAACTCAACAACCTGGAACTGGCAAAGGGTGTGTTGAACATCCTTGAGAACTACCGTCTGACAACAGACACGCAGGGCGGTGAGATTATCAGCATTGACAGCGTATTGGAGAACACCGGCACGAGCAGAACGGCATTGATAGAGATTGAATACCAGTTCAGCGTGTAATGTGCGCTATATACTGGAAAAAGCAGATGAGGTAATGTAATGGGATATACAAGGACAGCGGAAAAGAAACCGATAGCAAGGATATTCGTCAAGACCGATGGTTCCGGGAATGTGACCAAACTTTCGGACGCAGATTGTAATGCCGTAGTAACGTCCGGTAAGATAGCAACAAGCGGATGGTACCAGCTATATACTGGTGACGGCGGTGTCAGCTACATGAAAGGCAGGGAAACAAGCGATATCGAAAACCAACAGCTTGGCGTGGTAGATGTTTCTGTTGACCGTGAGAACAGCACACTGCGTGTGACCCTTTCAGCAACTGGATTGGCAGAACTACAGAGCCTTAATGTTTTCAACCTTGGCACTACCGGAACAACTGGAGCAATGGGCGACAAGGAAAGCAGGGGCTCTCTGCTCGGCACGAAAGGAATGTCATTCCTGATATACAACAAGAACACCGACCCGACAAACGAAACCGATACCCCGGCAGTAACGGCAGACCCGTTCACATGGATAGTTTTCAATGCTGTTCCTGTATCTGAAGCCGGTATGACATGGAACAATGAAAGAGACCTTATCACCCTTGAGTTCCGTGCACTTGCCAATACCGGTAGCGGGTCAGCGGAAGGATACAAGGCATATTTTGGATCTTTCACAGCTACGGCTTGATAGACATGGAACCTCTCAACCCCGGTGGGTCAAACTGCCGGGGAAATTTATTTTTTTAAGGGGATTGTATGCCATTAGCAAATTATAAGATACTTACCGATTTTATAAAAGAAAAAAATATAAATGATATGTCGGGCGGTTTTCTTGAGATTGGTACATTTACTGGTGAAGGGACGGCAGAACTTGCAAAAGTAAGTAAAAAAATAATTGATACTGTTGATCCGTTCGAGTTATCATCTGACCCTGATAATACAATGCTTTATGAAAAATTCTTAAAGCTAAAAAATGGAACTCAATTAGAACAGTTTAAAGAAAATACAAAACATTATGATAATATAAGATTACATATAATCGATTCGATAAAATATAAACATAAAACACCATTATGTTTTACTTTTATCGATGGAAACCATGATGAGAAACATGTTAATGCAGACTTTAAAACAGCTTGGAGCAATACTGTTATTGGCGGATGGGTATCTTTCCATGATTACAAACATGATATACCGGTAGTTACTCAAACGATAGATAAGATTATAGAAAAACACAAAGATAGTATTTCTAAAATTATTGTAAATAAAAAAAATGTAACAATTTTTTTAGAAAAGGGGATTGTATGATACACTTGGTAACAGCCATAACAAAGAACTACGAGGAAAAGGCAAAACCGTACTTTGACAGCATTGAGCATAACTCTAATATGAACAACATTGTGATTACACTTGACTATGACAGCGAGTTAAGGCACCGATATAAAACAATTCGATTCGTCCGAGGTGACAGTACAAAGGTCAAAAGCCCGAACATAAACGGATGCATACAACATGGGGGATGGCTTGAGTTCTTACAACTGCCTGATGATGATAAAGTAATATTTACGGATGCAGATATACTCATGCAGAGAGGACTTACAGCAGAGGAACGTGGATATATTGACAGCCTTCAGGACGGGTCTGTAATATGCTCTTATAATGCCGGAGAACACGATACCATGAGCCGGGAATGGTCAAGACTTGAAAGTAAAGATGATATCAGTGTCATAAACGAGTATTTCTGCGGTGAGATGGATTTTCTGCCATGCTATAATACCGGGGTTCTAACTGCATCAGTAAAGGACTGGAAAGGCATATACAAGGCTTATAACTATCATTGGCATATGATTGATAATGTACTCGGGCACTATGCCAAACAGCAGTTTCTTCTGTCATGCATAATCAACCTCCTGTTTCAGCCGGTCATAGCAGACTATGATTTCCATACTCATGGACATTTTCCGGTGCCGTATGGCGTGACACTGGATGATAGCACGGCATATTACAAGGATTCGATAATCATGTTCAGGCACAAAATATAAGGGGTTTATATGGGATTCAAGGCAATCAAGGCAGACGAAAGAAATTGGAAATTTTTAGCGTTCCAGGCTGACGATGGCGGGTGCGGATATTATCGAATAAAACTGCCGTATAATCGGATACCGGGGGTTAAGATTACCGGCACCATGTATGCAGAGGACATTAAAAGCATTCCCGAGGTAATGATATTGCAGAGACAGTACCTTGCACCAGTGTTTAACAACATGCTGTGGGCCAAACAGCACGGTACCGTATGCATCTATGAAATAGACGATGACCTTTTCCACATCGAGCCTACAAATATCATGGCGCACAAGGCCTATAATCTAACTCCAAACGTGAAGGACAATATGATGGATTACATTCGCAACGTGGACGCACTTACGGTATCAACCGAGTACCTTGCGACCGAAATGCGACGGTACACTAAAGCACCCGTTTATGTTCTACCGAACAGCCTTGACTTCAGCGTTTGGAACAGGCATTATAAGAGCAGACAGAGAGTGATGGCAGAAAAAGATGGGCGGGTTGTGATAGGATGGGCCGGATCTTCGTCGCATCTTGGCGACTTTGCCGTCTGCGTGGATGCCTTAGTCCACATCCTCGAGACCATGCCGAACGTTTACGTTAAATTTGTCGGTGAGAACTTCGGTAAGTTCGATGAGTTCAAACATTTACAGCATAAAGTAATATCAGACGGATGGCAGAGCCCGGACGGTTTCGGGCAATCACTTGCAGAGTTTGATATAGGTATTATTCCGCTTGCAGACAATATATTCAACCGTTCAAAAAGCAATATAAAATTCCTTGAGTATTCTGCCATGGGCATACCAACTATAGCATCAGACATGGAGCCATACAAGGAAATCGAACAGGGTAAAACAGGGTTTAAGGTCAGCGACCGCTTCAAAGACTGGAAAAAGGCTCTCATGGACCTCATAGGCAACGAGGAACTCCGGCACCATATAGGGCAGAACGCACGGCAATATGTAATGGAACGGTATGACATAGACAAGAATTACCACATGTGGGAAGAGGTGTTGAATGCTGTTAAAAAAGATAAGCATTGACGGTGTAGAATACTACCGACGGGGAATAGGGTATTTCATCCGGCTCACAAACATCATCAAAAAGCCTGAAGTGACAGCCTCTGAAAAGGCATGGATACTGGAAACATATACCAATATCAAGCCGAAAGTGCGCTATATACTGAAAGGTAAATATGAGTATATCATCCGGGGTGTAATAGATTTCAACGTCCGGCACACCGAACAGACAAAGGCAGAAGAAACAGAAGGCGAGCAGACGAACCACATAGCAACATTCATTGACCTGCTCTGCCATTCCTACGGATGGACGATAGATTATATCCTTGAGAACGTGGACATATTCCAAGCCGAGGAACTGACCAAGGCCATACTGAAACGGGAGAAGATGTGGCTGAATAAACTTGCCTTGGTACAACATAACCCCGGAGAACTGAACCGATTATTAGACGGCACCGAGACACACATGAGCACCGCTGAAGCACTTGATAGAGTCAAACACATAAAACCGAGGAAAAGAAATGGCTGAAAAGATAGCAGATTATTACTATAATGTGGAAATAAAAACAGATAAAAATAGCGTAAAAAAACAAACTGATTTCATTGAACAGCAAGCAAAAAAAGTTCAAGGGAAATTATTTGAAGCATTTGGGATGTCAAAACTTGTAGATATTGGCATAATGGCTCTTGGTAAGTTTTTTACTTTTGCAATGGATGGTGCAAAAAAAGTAATGTCAGCCAATAAGCAAATGGCAGATACTATGGCATCTTACAATACGCAGCTTGAAATAGCGAAAATAAAAATCGGACAAGGACTTGCACCCGCAATGCAGAATCTAATGAGTATTGCAACAGGTGGAAGGACTTCAGCAGAATCAGAGACAGAATTATTAGCAACAGAAAAACTAACAGGTACAGGATTAGCAGAAAGATTAAAAGATAAATCATCCTCACAAATATTTGAAATGTACGAATATGCTATTAGATTAGAAAAGAGATACAGGTTAGAAGGCGAACAAACACAACGATTATTATATGACAATTTAACCTTAGAATTATATGGAATACTTAATACGAAAATAGAACAGGAAAAAAAAGCAGGTAAAAAAAAGACGGCTGACGAGAATGAAATAAACAGACTAAAAATGCTTGAGGAACTACAGAAAAAAGTAAATAAAGAATTAAAAATACAAAAAAAATTAGAAGATGAAAAAAGCCTTGCACAAGAAACTTATAACACAAATATTAATAACTGGTCAAAAGAACAGACGAAAGAATTTGAAAAACAGAAAAAGCAACAACAAGAATCAATAAACTTATTGACAAGCATGATACCCTTGCTTTCTGACATGGCTGAAAAACTCGGCATGTCATCGGACGAACTTGACAAAATGAATAATAGCATAGGTATTATTACCGACCTCTTAAGCGGTGACGTAGGCGGTGCAATTACAGGCATATTATCGGGCATTATTGATATATGGGTAAGAACTGGAAAAGATATTTATGACCGTGTAACAGGTACTAATGATAAGCTGTGGGATCAGGCAAGTGCATTACAGGAACTTAACAGGCTACAGGCAGACCTTAATAATAAAGCGTCCTATTATTCATCACTTATGGGCCTCAATCTGTCAGACTCACAGAGACAGAGGTTACAGACATCACAGAAAAGCATATTACAAGACCAGATATTAGCCATTGAGAACCAGGCTCTTGAATCCAAATACACCCTCGCAAACTTCATAAGTGACCCCAAATTTCTCACTGGAGATAATTTCACAGCAAAAGAAGAACGTGCCAAAGCACAGACAAGACTTAATCAGGCAATTGAAGAATTTTTCAATCAAGCTGAACGTGGAGACGTTACCGGATTGATAGGGCAGATAACCAACTATGGCGCAGGGTCAGAGGGTCTTATCAGACTATACGAACAGTATGATACTATGTCGCAGTTATACGGCTCCGAAGGCGCACAGGAAATATTTTCAATTCTGACCGATTATGTCAGCTTTGAAGAATCGCTTACAAAGACCGTCAAAGATGGTAACGATGCCTATAAAGAAAGGCTCGGTATAATAAATGACATTATCAATAAATACTCTGAATACGGCCTGATTGACCCCGAAAATATCTACGGACAGCGCTCAGTGATGAGACAGCTTGAAGCCCGTGGAATATCAGGTGCAGACCAGTCGGAAATACTGTCAGGACTTGGTATAACAGGAATTCAGATTGGCTCCATGAACATAGAAGTAAACGAGGCAAGCGGACAGACATTGGAAAAAGCGATATCAGGCGCATTATTACAGGCGGGATTATGATATACAACAGCAAAACAGCACGGATAATGAACAAACAGAAAAAAGACTTTTGGACTGAAGAAAATATAGAAAACAGAATCGAAGACATTGAGCGTATTATAGCTGAATACGAATCAGAAGGTTATAGTGTGCAATCCGTTGCCGGTAGTGCAGATATACCAGTAATAACAGGTAAAAAAATAATTGTATGGTCAAGCACTCCATCAGGTACAAAGTCTGTAGCAACTTCAGCCATAAGTGGTGCAACTTCAGTTATTATAACAGGTGTAGTTAGGATAAACGCTGGATACATTTATACAAGCCATACTGACACACTCACATTTACTTTTACATCAAGCGGAAATTATGACAAAGTGACATTCAGATGGATTGATTTTCAAGTAGGCACAGCCGGATTGACTAATTTACGGTTTTTGAATAGTAATATTAGACTGCTTGGCAATAGTGTAAAATTGACATACAGCATAGCAGAATTAAAAGATACGAAAATATCATGTGTTACAGCAACAGTAACAGCCGGAGGTGACAGAACAATAGACCTAACATTCCCTGGTGGATCCGAAATAGTAGAGAACTGCCGATTCACTTTAGAATCAGGAGCAACATATATTTATGGAATTGCAATAACAGCTACAGCAGATTTAACTTTTAAAAACTGCATTATAAAAGATTTTGATAGTGCAGATTGGGGACATTCTGTTGCCAACCCGTCCAATATAAACTATCTAAACTGTAAATTAGAAAACTCACCATATTTCAATCCCGACGTAACAAAGACAACAGAGGATTATATATTATACACCGATACATGGACATTTGAGTATCCAAACACAAATTATAGAATTAAGCCATATTTAGAAGGTCAGCAGATAATAGACGGTGAATGGAAATTGACAACATCAACCATCAGCGCAACCGGTAACTATTTCACAACCGATTTTATAATTACGTCAATCAAAAGAACATACCGCAAGCTGTATGGCGATATCAAGACCCAATTTTACAGCTTGTCATTCCAGGATAACCGCAAGATTGATGACAGTCTCAAGTATTTCGATGACACCGACTATTTCATCCTGTGGAGAAAAGATATCGAGGATGGTGAAGGTGATTTGTTTTCGTTTCTTAATTCGGGTAATGCTTGGGTATTGTATCAGAATTATATTGTTTCCGGCAGTATATATCCATACCGTAATGACGAATCATTTTTATTTTGGGCAAAGACTTCCGGTGGTGTCGAGGCCGTATTAGCATGGCACAAGGGCCGGATATACAGCACGGCTTTCAGCGAGTATTACCCGCACCTTGTCTACGTTCCAATAAGATGTTTCAACATTCTTGAAATACCCGAGGAAGTCAGCGGTATTCAGAACACATGGACATATCAGGACGCACCGCTGTCCGGGTCTATCACACTACGGGATATTACATCCAAGGTGGTGCGCTCATGAGGTTCATTTGCCCGGAACTCGACACCGGGAACGCACGACAGGCTGTTATCAATTGTCTATGCCGTGTGTCAGAGATTGATGGCACGAGTACCCGTGTTGAGGGTCAGGACGAGCAGATATATACCGCATATACCCGTGAGGTGGACGACGTATATTTCTATGGCCTTCCTGTTGTAAGGTCATACCTTCAGACCATCAACAATGACAATGCACACCGCACCGTCGCACAGTTCTGCGAAGACCACGGAATAACACTGGCATCGTCAAACCTTACCACCGATTACAAGCTGTGGTTCAATATCACGACACCCACCGAACTGGTGAGCGACCTTTTTTGGACGGTATTCGCTGATGACGGGATCCATTTCATAAATCAGACCCGAACCGGCGTCTATCGTGGCATCGTGACCCGCTCACAAATCATTGTCGAAAGCAATCTGAACCCTGATTACTCCATCGGGTATGAAGGTGAAACCGGATATGACATGACTATTGCCGTCAATTCCAAGGCTATCATCCCGGACTACATCAGCCTGTCAGAAAAAAAAGCATGCGTGAACAAGTTAAAGATGAAATCGGCTCAAATCCAGTTTGAATCCGGCCTTGAGATGGAACCCGGGGACTGGGTGCAGTATGACGGACGGGGTGTGTATATCGTCATTTCAAGGTACGAGATGAAATCCGGTCTGCGCTATGTTGCGGTGAAAGAGGTCAACGAGGATTACAGCTTCACGGGTGAGTCAGTACCAGGATTGCTTCAGCAGGGCGATGACACCCACTTTTCCACCGGCTTCGTGAACCATGTTGACAGCGTGATTACCTACGACGCGACGAGTAAGACCATAACCATAGCACCATCGGGTGCATATTATGACGTCTACATGCGAGGGCGGAAACACCGTATTGTAGACAGCTACACAACCGAGGCACACGACAACACCGCAGGCAATTACTTTCTGTATTTTGACGAGTACATGGCACCAACTCTTGACACCTCTGCATGGTCCATCATCGACGATGCACCAATCACCCTGCTCTATTATAGCACCACAAAGGGTGCCGGGATACTGCTTGAGGAACGGCACACATGCAAGCGAAACGTGGCATGGCATTATGCAGACCACTTTGAGCGGGGAACCTATATCCCGATTAAGACGGACTTTGCCCTGACCTATACTCTCCAACCGGCATCACCATCCGATGCAGATATCCAATGGACACTTGGGAACGGCACAATCAAAGACGAGGACATCGCAAAAGCTCTGACAGGTGTCGGGGTTTCTACCTATGTTGTATGGTACCGAACAGGCGCAAGCGGTGAATGGATATGGTTCACCGGGCGTTCAATACCATACTATTTCACGACAAGCGGATACATCAATATCAACACCTTTGCTGGTGGCACATGGGGACTATCACAGGCAAGTGCAAACCAGTACATCAATTACTATGTCCTCGGAATCCCGGCCATGGATAGCACTTACCATATCATGATTGTTGCCGGACAGGTGGCTCATGCATCCCTTGCACTTGCACAGGGTGAGACGTTCTCAAGCCTTTCACTCGGTACTCTGCCGTCACAGGAACTGGTAGTAATATACAAGATTACATACCGCACAAACGCAAGCTACGGCACATCCGGCAAGGTCAGAATTGAAGCAGTAGAAGACCTGCGAGGCTCAACCCTGCGGTCTGTAATCGCATCAAACGTAGCTGTGCACAATGCGCTGTCAGGCATACAGGGCGGTGCATCCGGTGCATATTACCACAGCAACCAACCAATAAACATCACAGACAGCGTGCAATTCACCAAGGCCGGAATTGGACAGGCAATAGACAGCACGTATACTCTTGCGGTCAGCGGTGCTTCGTCAGGATTATTCAGTGGTGCTGTAACTCTAGGTGGTAATCAGACATTCGGAACACAGGCTATTGCAAATATATACAGAGATACAGACGCTAGAAGGTTAAACATATGCGGAGGAACACTCGCTAACGTAGCAAATGGGGCGTATATTTCAGTTTTAGGGGACTCCTATACAGCTACAGGACATATATATTTAGCATCCAGTAACAATGGAAATATAGATTTTTATACAGGTGTATCAGGTACAGCAACATTGCGTGGACGAGTATCAAATGCAGGACTATGGGGCATAGGCGGAGCGGTAGGTTCATACACTATGAAAGTCTATGGGACTTCAAGCATTGAAACTGTAGGGGCGGTAAAAATAGGCGGTGCAGTAGGATTCAACAACGTAACACCGCTTGCAAAGCCAACGATTACAGGGTCAAGAGGTGGAAATGCCGCACTTGCATCATTATTAACACAACTTGCAAATTATGGATTGATTACAGACAGTACAACGGCATAAAGGAGATATACAATGGCAACAAAAGACGAACAGCTTAAAGCAGACGAACTGTGGAAAGAAATCAAATCAAGTGAAGAAGGTTTGAAAAACCATCTGAACTACATGTCACAGAAGATTGCAGAATTACAGGGCAATCCATATTATCAACTTGTTTATGGTCAGGATGCATCAGCAACGTTTGGAGAAGAAGACAAGCTGTACATTGATAATCTGCGTCTGACTATCATCAACACGGGGCTGACCAATGCAATTGAATAAAAATGAACTTGAAATTATACTGGCAGGACTTGAACAGTTACCGCTCCGGGTAGCACTTGGATTATATGACAAGGTGAAAGCAGAATATATAAAGATGACCAAAGGGGGAGTAGAATGTCCACCGCAGACCTGACCGCAGAGGAACTGGAACTTATAAAAACAATCATACTTGATCCAATAATCAACCGGCTTGAGAAGATGGAAGACACACTTGAGCAGATGAAAGACCTGTACAAATCGCAGATGGAACTCGGTACATACGTTCGGGAACTCAAGCACAAGCAGGAACTCTGTCAGAATGGCTGTAATGGTCAGCTTGCATCACTGGATGGTAGGCTGAAACTGATAGAAACACGACCCGAACGGAACCGCAAAGAATGGCAATCGTGGCTTGCAATCGGTGGGTCTGTGGTTGGTATCATTGCCGGTCTGAAGGCCTTCGGGATACTGAAATGACGATGTTCAAAGAGCGAGGCGGTAAGGTATCGCTGACCCGGGTTATGTCGTTCATCGCATTGGTGCAAGCAATGTTCTACACGGTATTTCAGACGATAGCCGATAATCCGATACAATGGGAAATCCTGACCATATGGCTGTCAGCCGGGTTCGGTGGAAAGGTCGCACAGAAATTTGCGGAAAGAGAAAAATAATTTTGTCCAAACGTTTGGACAAATTGGAGAGTATAAATGACACGACTCATTGAGATGTCAGACTTCAGAACCTGTCAACCGTTGGCAGACTGGCAGGCAAAAAACGGATATCTGTCGAACCAGGTATCACCACATATTGCCGTTTCCGAAGTCGACGATGACAGCCGTGAACTGATAATCAATGAAATCGTTCTTGACATGTTTGAAAAAATCCGCAAGGAATATGGGAAACCGCTGAAAATCAATTCCGGGTACCGCACACAGAAAAAACAGGCTGAACTGATAGCAAAAGGATATAAGGCTGCAGCTATTTCACCGCACTGTCAGGGATGGGCTCTTGACATCGATTATAACACGGACGAAGAGTACAGACATCTTCTCGTTGCCTGCCATATGGTCAGCACCATATCCTATAATGGATATCTGCGCATAGGGCATAAGCAATACAGGCAGATAGGTCAGACGTTCATCCATGTCGATATATGCGCCATTGCCTACGAATCGCTGAAAGGAAAGTTTTCAACTGGTGAAGTCATGCCTGCACACTGGAAAATCAGGGGTGCGGAATGGTAGGCTGTCTGCACCAGTTCCATTATGCGCAGGATGACCAACTTGAATTTTGCAATATCACTAAAGACGTCTGCCCGGGTAACTGCTCATATTTTGATGACACTCTTGAGGATGTGGGT